TCAGGAAATAGGTCTGGGCTGCCCCGAAATCGTTAATGAATGCCATCGCGTGCTGCGATGGGAGCGCCACGTCCTGCATAAGCCGGATACCTCCAGTAGTGGAGTTATTATGCACTACGGCGTTTCCAGCACCGTCTCCGCTCAAACGACCGAGAGGTAAAATGACCGCAGAGGAATCTCCAAGGGAGATGCCTGATGTTGGCAGACTTTCCGGCATATACTCCGCGCCGATCCGCGTCGGGTCAGCCACTGCTCCTTTAAGCGTGGTGGTGATCTCCGCAGCTGTTGGAAGTCCACCCGTTCCGCCACCTCCCACCACCACCCATGCGTCCACATACCAAACCGAGAATCCGCCGGTCTCCGGGTCGAACCAGATCGCGTCTCGGTCGTCAACTCCCGGCGTGGTGGTGGAGGTGATGAGCGGGGTTTCTCCTGTGTCTCCCGTGGGGCCGGTGGCTCCCGTGAGGCCGGTGGGGCCGGTGTTGCCGGTAGGTCCGGTGGCTCCTGCAGCTCCTGTGGGGCCTGTATAGGGCACCGCCTCGCTCAGCGTGTGCAGGGGGACGCTCGTCGTCGTCTGGCGCGTCGTGTCGCGCTTCAGGACCAGCGTGCCGTAAGCCACCGTCAGGATGACGCCCGTGGTCTCGTGCTCCGCTTGGATGTCCCAGTAGAGGGTCTTGCCACCGAGGTCCCGCGTGTCCACCGGATGGAACGTCACGGAGGCGCTGGAACTGACGACAGGATCGACAATGCCCACTCCGCTGGCGTATTGGAACTTGGCCCCGAGGTCGCTCGCCGCGTTGGACGCCTTGGCCGTGAAGATGAGCTGGTAGGCCGAGCCGGGGCTGAACGCCGCTCCATCCACTTCCGTCTTCAACGGAATGGACACCGTCTTGGTGTCTCCTGCGTAGAACGTGATCTCCTGTGATGTGAGCGCCATGGTTTAGCCGGGCTAAAGGGGAAAAAGAAAGACAGCCCGCCCCCGCACTGGACGGAGACGGGCCGGGTTAGGTTAGTGGCTGACGCGATACCAAGCGTTTCCAATCGCCCGGTAGGTTCCGGTCGTGGCGTTCGCAACGGTCGACGTGGCGGCTCCGGTAGCCGAAGCTCCGCTGTAGATGACGTCGGGACTCACGGCGGTCACAGTGGCAACCGTGGACGTCCCTGCGGCGATCACGGTGAACTCCTTGCGGCGTCCCTTCGAGGAAGGAAGTGTCAAAACGGTGGTGGCTCCTGATGTCAGGAGGGTCACTTTACGACTCAAAGTCGCGGCAGCGGTAACAGCCTTGATCTTGTTGTTGTAAGTGAGAAGTGGGAGAATGACTTTTTTCATGATGATTTTAAGTAGGCCCGTTAAGCAGAAAACCCCGGCCCGGATGGGCGTCCAGACCGGGGATAACACACTACTGTTTAGCCAAGCGAACTGCCGTCCATGATGCGTCCGTCTGGAGCTGCGACCGCGAGGTGACGAATCACGATGCCGAACTCCGGAGAGTCGGGACGGGTGCCGTTCGACCATGTTCCACGGAACTGACCGATTGAACCATCGGGGTTGTCATCGCGGTGCTCGTAGTTGGTCCAGCGATAGCTGCCCGCGTAGTTCATCGCAGGGAAGTTGGCTTGACCCACCGAGGTGATTGGTTTTGGAACCAGCGTGGTGCAGACACCCTGATGGTAGACGTAGGAATCTTCCCAAGTGGCGGTGAGCCAATTAGGATTAGGAACACGCTTGTAAACACCCGAGGAAGCAGGAGTTTCCACGACATAGAATTGCGGAACCTTGCACCAGAACGACGCGGCGGTGGTGCCGGTGGTGATGGCAACAAGTGCAGTGGCAGTGGCGCTCTTAACGACGTAAGCGGTCGTGGACGAGCGGCTGACAACCTCAAGTTTCTGGGAACCGGTGAGGATGGTGGAACCCTTGAAGAGGGTATAGGCAGGGGCACCGTTCAGCACCAGTGCGCCAGTGGTGGCGTTCAGGGTGTCGATGGTGGTCGTGCCGCTGGCAATAAATTCCCAGCGGTCCACCTTCTCGTCGCAGGTGTGGACGAAACCGTTGTAGCTCCACTTCTTGCCCATCGCGGCGAGGAGGCCCTCGTTCTGCGAGCTGTAGCGGAAGTCCTCGCGGACATCAGGGTCGGCCATGATCAGGCGGCGCGACTGGCGCGGCGAGGTGATCAGTGAGTAGCCTGCGGAACCACCAGCTTGACCAAGAGAGTCCTCTCCTGCACCTTGATGGTTCAGGAACTCATAGATGATATCAGTGAATCCATTGGTGAGAATTGAGCTGTCCGTTCCACTGTATGCAGGAAACGCGGTGTTGCCGTAATCTCCGCCATCCAAGCTGAAGCTGGAATCAAGGACGCAAAGATTGTCGGCGATGCGCTTGTATTCCGAGCGGGAGCGCTCAATCTGAAGCTCGCGACCTTGGTCGGCCAGAGCGTTGATGCAGGCACCCATTTGCTTTACCCGGACGAACTTGTCGCGCAGGTTGTTGGTGTTCATCGGAGGACCCCACACGGCCTTGTGTTGGAGGCGGTAGTCACGAAGGGTTTGCGTGAACTCAACGGTATCCGAAGGAGGAAGGCCAGCTCCGGTGCCTGAAAGGTGGTTGGCGGTGTTGTCGCTGGCACTCAGGTCCGTGGCGACGTTCGCCCAATCCACTTCTTCAGCGAGAGCTCCAGTGGTGCTGGCAGCCGTCACGAGTTTGGCGCGGTCGAATTGGAAGGTTTTCTGGACCGAGGAAATTTCGTCAGACCAAGTTTCCTTGCGTCCGAGGGTGATCCAAGGGGTGGGACGACCCATGATCTTTTGATTGATCATCGGTCCGATTTGGGGTGCTTGTTGGACCATGAGGTCCGCGACAGAATAGGTAGCCATAATTTTAGGTGGTTATCGAGAGTTCTTTGTTTAGCCCGGCTAAAGATCGGTGATCTTTCTTGGTTGATGCCAAGGCTTGGAAAACAGAGCTGGCGCACTTGCGCTTGCTCAAAGGATGCTTTCTTAGAACGGATAACGACCGAGCCTCCGAATCAGGACCTTTTCAAAACCCGCCTGATTGTTGGGTTCGAGAAGGTTTTGCCCTAATCCGGAGGCCACGTCAACTACTTTGTTTCAGGAATCTTGAAATTCCCAAAATATTTATCAATGCGTGAACGCGTAGTCGCTGTTCATAGCTTCCATGAAGTCCTTCGGCTTGTTGCCGTCGGGCTTGGTGGCCTGCACGGAACTCCCGGCCTTGGCTGCCGTGCGGACGCTCTTGACGTCCTCCTTCTCATACACTGAAAGGCGCTTCTTGAGGGCGACCAGCTCCTTCATCGCGTGCGGCAGGGCGGACCCGGCGAACGCGGCGAACGCCATGTCGTTTGCTTTAGCCCGGCTAAAGTCAATCGCCAGCCCCTTGGCCACCAGCTCCTTGAACTTGGGTGTCTCGCCGTCCTCGTCGACAAAGCCCGGAATCACTTCCTTGTATTTGTCCCAGATGGACTTCTGGAGGGTTTGGACGCTGACGCGTTGGTCGGCCAGCAGCTTGCGCTCGGATTCGACGCGTTGCACCTTCTGTCGTTCCAGTTCGCCCTCGGCATTGGCCATCATCTGCTCGCGCTTGTCGATGAGGTCGCCGAACTTCTCGCCGAACGACAACACCTTGGACTGGATGACAAGGGACGCCTCGCCGAAATGGGTGGACATCAGCTCCTCTTGGACAACGGGATCGCGTTCCTTGATGATCTGGCGAAGGATTTGCGGGTCGAGCTGGAGACGCTCGGAAAGCTGGTCGGCTTGGGTGAAGATGGCGGCGGCTGGCTGAACCACCTCGCGCTGGTAAACGTCTTCCGACTCCACCTTGAGCTTGGCGCTCTGTGAGCTCACCTCGGTCAAGCGGGCCTTCAGGCCGTCAATCTCTGCGGTCTTGAGCTCAAGCTCTTGCAGTTTGGCTTGAACCTCGGGCGTGACGGTGGACTGCTTGGCGGCTTTCAGCTCAGCCTTGAGGGCTCTGAACTTCTCCCCGGCCTTGGCCTCCATCCCTTTGACCTCCTCCTCGGTCTGCTTGTCGAAGGCCTCCTCGTTGAAGGCTCCCTCCTTGACCGGCTCCTTGGCCTCTACGGGCGTCTCTGGCGCGTCGGAGAAGAATTCCTCCTCAATGACAGGGGTGGTGTCTTCCGGCGTCTCCTTGGGCTCCACGGGAGCATCAGGAACGGCGGCTACGGGGTCGGGCGCGGCTGGCGTTGGTTCCAGTCCGGCTTGCGGGCCGTCAAAGAACGCGTCCATCGCGGCCATCACGTCGTGGTTGGGGTCGCCGTAAACAGCGTCCGCCATTGTTGTATCTGTGTTTTCTTGAGACATAGTGTGTTTGGTTGGAGATTAGTTGCAGGTCGGTTTACAGTTGTTTTTTTGAGGAAGATCTTCGAAGGGCGCTTGTTGAGCGATTGTTTCTTTTGGCGCGAAACAAAACCCGATATTCGTTTGGATCGAGTGGCTCCTCATGCTGGAAAAAACCATTGGCATCACTTGATGATGCCCTCACAACTTGGAATTCCATATCATGAACCAGATTGCAATCGCAACAAGACATTCTATATCCAACCATCACAGGAGGAACCCACCGACTCCATCCGTCTTCGGTTTCTTTTTCGATAATGAATTTTGCCATGAGTTTAATCGTTGGTTGGCTTGCTTGGAGATTGTTTCCATTGATCCTTTTTTGCGACTAGCCAGTCACTCTTCCAGAACCAATAGCGGCAACGCCCATAAAGAAGTTGAAATCTCAAGCGATCCTCAAAAGGAAGATCCTTAATCCATGGATGATTACTAATCATGATTTTAGTCGTTGGTCGGTTTGAGGCGGCGGGAGGTGGAGCCTTCAAACTGAGGCTTCATCTCCGCCAAGGCGTAGAGCTTCAGCAAGACCGCCACGGCCCCTTCCGTGTGGTTGTAGGCCATCGCACAGGCTTCCAGCGTTGTCGCCCCGCGTCGCTCGCGGAACACCCCGTTGAGAGCTTCCTCGATGGCCTTGGTCATGGTCTGGCTTTGAAGCAGCGCCTTGAGGTCCTGCTGCTCTAGGACGGATAGTAGTGTTTTCATGAATCTTTAGCCGGGCTAAACCTGCGTGGCCTTGAGGCGTTGGAGCTTGGCCTGCGCCTCGGCGTCTTTGGTGACCAGTCCGCTCATCGCCTTCTGGGCCTCGGCCACCTGCTTCCATTCCCCGGCCTTCTTGATGTTCTCCAGCTTGAGCAAACCAATCTGCATTTCCTGCTGCATCTTCTGGCGATGCTTCATGTCGCTCATCTGCATCTCCTGCTGGGTCTTCTGCTGGAGCTTCTGGTCCTCGCTGAGCTCCTGTTGCTCGCCGCCGGGGCCTTGTTCGCCGCCCTCTTGAGCCGCCTTGTTGATCATCTTCAGGCCGTTGACGACAATCTCGCCAACCTGCTGGACCTGCTGGTGATACTGGTTGAGCTCAGGCTGCACGCTCTCGTGAACCACCGTCATCTCCAAAGTTGCAACCGCATGATCGTAAAGCATTTGATGCTCCATCGTCCATTGCATGAGGTCGACCTGACCCTCGTCCACCCCCTTCAATCCCTCCATGAGCTTGTTGATGTGGATGGGGAGGTGCACCATGTGGAGCTGGCCGTCCTTCGGGTCCATGTAGTCGCCTTCGAGAAGCTGGAAGTTTTCCAAGGTGGCAATCGAGTCGTCGTATGGAATGCGGGTCTCGTTCGGCGTTCCGGCGTAGCGGTCGGCCAAGTCCACCCCGCCCAACATAATCAAACGGTCGTAGTCGAAGTTTTTACGTCCCACCGCGTCCCACGTCGAATAGCCTTGCTGGATCTGGTCCATCAGCATGATCCGTGACGCACGGGAACCGGTGCCAATGATCCGCGTGGCCTGCACCCGCTTGAAGTCGATTTGCTTGAAGACGCTCTCAGGGACGCCACGGGCCACACAGCGGGCCTTCATCTCGCGCACGCGGGCCGCAGCCTGCTTGTCCTTCTGCCTGACCGTGAACGCCCGACGGACCTTCTCCTTCGTGATCTTGTCGTAGGGACCGTAGAACAACGTGACGGCGAAGCTGTTGAGCTTGTTGATGAAATCGAGCTTGGAGCTGACTTCCAGCTTCGTCTGACGGCTCTTGTCGTCGTTCATCATCATGTCGCCGGAAGCAAGACCGCCGGTCGCCCGGTTGAGGATGGAACGCGTTTCGTTGATGGCTGGCATCAAGGCGTTGTTCAGGTTGATCCCCACCTGCCTGTCCGGCATCTTCATCGTCGGCGGAATCATGATGGCCGAGCCGGAGTCGATCAGCATCATGTCCTGCTCGTCTTCCGTGGAAGCTGGCTGGAGAATCAACGACGACCCGACCCGGGCATTATCGAGCATCTTGCAATGGAGGATGTCCCCGGCGTTGCACAGCTGGAAGATCAAATATCCCAAGCCGCGCACCGTGTAGAGCCGCCCGCCGTTACCTACGCTGAAAGGAAAGATTTGGAACGCCTGATCCACCGAATCGTAGTGGCCCGGCGACTTGAAGATGAAATCCTCCGGCCCGCCGTCCTGATCGGACAGCGCGTTCTTGGCCGAGATGTAGTAGGACCAGCGTCCGTCAAACTCCCTGATCCACGAATGGATGACGGCGATGTCCTCGCACTTGGAGTCGACAAAAATCTCGTTCGCCTTGATCTGGCGCTGCATCTCCTCCCAGTCGTTCCAGTCGGACTTCACCTGACGGGCGCTTTGGAGAATGGCCTTGCGAATGGCGTCCTCGTTCCAGCCCTCGCCGCCAATCTTGGTGAACAACTCGGTGACACCGTAGGAGCCCAGCGAATGCGCCTGCTCGATCTTGGAGGTGATGATGCCGCTCTTGCGCGGAAACTTGAAATGGTCGAGACCGGCGACGGAATACTGCATCGTCTCCTTGTCGTCGAAATAGGCAATGGCCACCCCGTGCTTGACGTAGGTGGCGGCGAGCTGGATGTGCAGGGCCAACGCCCCGTCATCATCCCGGTCCATCACCGTGTATTCCTCGGCCAAAATCTGGCTCCACGTCAGCGCCTGCTGCTTATCCACCGTGGGAAGCAGAGGGATGTCAGCCAGCACTTTGGGCGTAGTGTAGATGTCGACGTAGGCGGCTTGGGCTTCCGTGAGGATGGTGGCTCCCTCACCGGTGGTGATGTTGAAGCGGTCGCTCTGGCCCTTGTTCTCCAGCTCGGCGGCGTCGTGCGGCGGCGTGTAATCGGCCAACCCGTCCACCAAGGAGCGGTTGAACGAACTGTCGTTGTCAGCCTCGCGCAGGAGCTCGTAGCCGTTCCGCGCCGCAGCCGGACTCCCCAGCCTTTCCTTCGGTTCCTCCAGCGTCTCGGCGTCGAGGGTTTTCAAGTCGTCGAGCGACTGCTCCGATTCGCGGAAGAGGGAGGTGGTCATAGGTGTTTAGCCGGGCTAAAGGATTATCGTCCGCGCTCTTGCAGGGCTTCTGGGTTGGCGATAATAATCGCAGTCCCCGTCACAGCGGTCACGACAATCGCCATTTCCGAGTGCGCCCCGTAGTTGATCACGGACTGTTCGGCTGTCACCGTCAGCGGCGTGGCAAACGCTTGGTAGGTTCCCGGCGCGGTCAAATACTTGATCGTTGCGGTGATGGTGCCTGACGTGGCTAGGCGAAGCGTGCGCCCCGGAGTGATGTCAACAAGGTAGGTGCCTGTCGCGGTGATTGTGAGTTTTTGCATGAGCTATGAAGAGGTTGGGCTCTTTTCCATCAATCCAGCCTGATTGTCAAGCATTCAAGATGATCACCGCATCTTTCTGCCCACCGTCGTCAACAAGTTGCGCTTGGTCACCACCTTGGCCCAGCCCTTGTTGACCATCTTCGCCACCTTCTGGACCTCGTCGCTCTTGAAATGCCCCAGCGTAATCGCCTTCTCCACCAACAGGTTGAACGTGTCCGCCATGTCCGGACTCCGCTTGAGACGCTTCTTCGCCTCCTCCTTGCTCTCCACCCTGACCGTCCGCCCCTCCTTCTCGTGGTATTCCCTCTCGATCAACTCCGCGATGAGCGCCTTGCTCACCCCCGTGATCTGCCCCGAACGGATGAACTCCTTCGGCTGAATCCACAGCTCGCTGTTCTTGTTGAAATAGCCGCAGTCCTCGTTACGGAAGACAATCGTCCGGTCGCTCGCCTTGCCTTGGAAATTCACCTTCTGAACCGCCGACGACCACTCCATGTCCACGACATGACCGAACGGCGTTCCCGCTCCCGTGTTGTCCATGATCGCACGCGTCGGCTTCACGTCCCACTCCTCGCACAGCTTCTTCCAGCCCCTCACCGTCTGGTGCGTCAGCGCCACCGCCTTGTTCAGGACGTCGTCCTCGATGGTCTGGTAGCAGCACAGGTGCAGGTGATCCCTACCGTCCACCTTCCCCAGCTTCCCGATCAACGCCTGACTCCTGTCCCCGCCACGGCTGTGCGCCGGGTCAATCGACCCCAGCGTGCTCGGCGTGTTGTCCCAGATCGGCTCCCGCTCCTCCATCGCCCCGGCATTCAAAAACTCCACCTCCGAGTAAATCGAATTGCTCGTCCCGTCAGGACACCAGAACGCCTTCACAAACCGGTAATACCCTCGGCTCGTCTTCCCGCCCCGCTTCTCCGCAATCCGGTCGCAATACCCCTGATCCGTCATCCACTTGATGTGCCCGTAAAGCTCAGGGTGGGTGATACGGGGACACTGCTCCGCATTCAACCGGATGCAAGCCCCATACTTGGTCGTCCACCGCTCGTCGTTCTCCGTCACACTCCGCCAACCTGCCTTCGGCTCGCACAGGTCCCCGAACGGGTCGGTCAACCGGTCCGGGTTGGCCATCCCCACGAACATCAACCGCTCGTTCGACGTCATGTTCTCATACGCCGTCGTCAGAATCCCGTCCGTCAAATGGTTGAACTCGTCCGCCGCCACAATCACGTTCGGATTCTTGATCCCCAGCAACTCGTCCGACGCACCGTCCGACGCACTTCCCGCTGGCTTCAACAACACCCCGCTGTTCCGGTCGGTCCCCATGCTCTGGTTCAGCCCCTTGATGTAGCCGTTCGAGTCGATCAACTTCCCCGGACACCCCTTCTTCTGAGCCTGCGCCCACAACTGCGTGATGCTCTTCCAAATCCGCGTCCGAGCCGCATCCTTCGTCGTCGACATCACAATGAAGAACGTCTCCGTCGGACGCGCCCAATACTCCATAAGTCCATACAACGCAACACCATGCGACTTCCCAGAGTTGTGGTGGATTGCGCCTTCTGCGAAATAATGATGCTCAACCGGAACATTGAGGTCATAAAAATCATGGGTTCCGACACTTGTGATTGACTCGACCTGAATAAGTGGCACCATCAATCCCGATGAGTGCATGGAGTAAAAACAAGGAGAGGAATGATCGGATTGTCCAACTGTTTCAAGAGCTTGGCAGCACCCGTCTGGTTGCTGACAAGGTTGGAATGTCTGTTTCGATGATCGGTCATATTCTGAATAAGAGGGGGATTCCAACACCGAGAACAGGGAGACGCCACAACCCATACGCGGCATGTGACCTCCACTCGGCAAAGGTTCTGGAAATGTGCGAAGCTGGATACAACCTTTCGCAAATTGCGAGAGTCGTTGGAACCAAGAACGAAGAGGTGAAGAAGTTCCTGAGACGGAACGGCGTGACAAAAGAATTCCCGAAAGCAACCTACGGAGAAAAGCACTACGCATGGAAAGGACGGCTACTCGATAAAGACGGCTACGTCTTGATCCATTGCAAGGGTCATCCGAACGCCCGGAAGCACACCCACTACATTTTCGAACATCGTCTTGTCGTGGAAGCGGACCTCGGGCGCTATCTCTTGCCGACTGAAGTAATCCACCACTTGGATGGAGATAAGCAGAATAACTCGGTTGAGAACCTTCAAGTGTTCCAGAGCAACGGCGAGCACCTTGCCGTGGATCTTGCCGGTCGCTGTCCAAAATGGACCCCGCAGGGCAAGGAGCGTATCCGTAAAGCTCTTCTCCAACGGTGGTCTGACTGGCGAACTTCCAACCAGAACGAGTC